AAGTATTCAGCAAATCAAACAAAGAATTGGCCGAGGAGTTAAACACCAACTACAACACCGTGACAACATGGAAGTTTCAGTTCAAACGAAACGGGCTATCCATGGAGAAACAATTTGAGATTTTAGAACAATTAAACTACACATTAAAAAACAAAATAATATGGAACAAACAAAAAGAAGTGCGGTAACCAATGTAACCGCCAACGGATCGTATGATGGTCAGTATGGCACATTGTACAAATTTGAAGTCACCTTTGCCAATGGCGATAGTGGTGAGTATGCAAGTAAGTCAAACCCACAAACCAAATTTGCGGTGGGAGTTGAGACCGATTACACCATCACATCCAAAACATTCAAAGATCGCATCTATTACAAGATTGCACCCGTAATGGCACAATCTATGCCTCAAAGTAATTCATTCGCCCAGAAAGCCCCAAAAGACCCCGAAACGGGAAAACACATTATGCGTATGAGTGTGTTAAAGGTAGCGGGTGACCTTGTCATCAACGGAGACATCAAATTGCATGAAATTCTTGCTTATGCACAAATCTTTGAGAACTTCGTCAACAACGGGGTGGATACATTGCAGAACGCGAAGCCAGTGAGTTCACACGATGATTTACCATTTTAAGATATGACAACGATACAAAAATTGGCGGATACTATGTTGAATGTTGGGGAGGGTAATTATTGCCCCCTCCAATTTCACATTGAGTTAAAAGAATTGGCGGATGCCATCAAGGAGTTTCAAGACCAAATCAAGCCATTGGCATTGGTTGAGGCATCCAAGTGGCACGGGCAAGTTTATTGCGGTTACGAGATAACAAAGAAAGCGGGTGGGGGTCGTTACAATTATGACCATATTCCCGAAATAATGGAGTTGAAGAACCAGGTGAAGGAGTTGGAAAAACAAGCACAATACGCTTACAAAACCACCAACCAAGGGTTGTTAATCAGTGCAGATGGGGAGTTAATCACCCCCGCACAATATGTTCAAAACGAAGATACCATTCAAATCAAATTGGCCAAATGAGATTTTTTATTGTATCTATTGTTTTAATCATTGCCAGTGGATTGGCATTTGGTTGGTTGATTATATACCATCCTTACATCGCGGAGTGTTTAATTATCTCACTGGTGTGTATGGTATTGTTTGTATTGATTGGATCGTGGTTTTATTCTATGCTAACCGATAAATAAAAAAGGGGGGTATCGACACCCCCCATCCAATGATATGACAAATAACAAACGGATTGTGCAAATATAGAGTTTTTATTTTATATTTGTGGTGTTAACGGAATGTCGCATATTCCAAAGTTACAAAGATATTTACCCCATTAAGTTAGTGTGCAATGCGACTGCCACTCACTTGGTGGGGTTTTTTTATGAAAAATATATACAAGACAAAAACAACAATTGAAAATCGATGGGTCGTAATTGAAGTGTATCGTAATGAAGATTATTGGTTTACTTATGATTTTTTAATCGTATTATCTGAAATGATGTTGACAGAGCATTTACCAGGTAAAAGATGGGTAACCGCCGAAAATTTAATTGAAATTCGGGATTCAGTTTTACAACATTTTAGCAAAAACTAAAATGGCGAAGGATAAAAAATCCTTCTTGTTGTATACGGATCAACAAGGAGTATTCAATCAATTACCCGATGAGATAGCGGGTAAACTTATCAAACACATTTTTGCTTATGTTAACGATGAGAACCCACCATGCGATGATTTATTATTATCAATTGCGTTCGAGCCAATCAAATTGCAGTTAAAACGCGATTTGAAAAAATATGAGGAATACATTGATAAACAAAAAGTTAACGGATTAAAAGGAGGAAGACCAAAGAAAGCCACGGAAAGCCAAGAAACCCAACCCTTTTTTGAAAAACCCAAAAAAACTGATAATGATAATGTAAATGATAATGATACTGATAATGATACTGAAATAAAGAAAGGGGCAAAAAAGTTTTTGCCACCAAGCAAAGATGAATGTATTGACTTCTTTAAGACAAACAATTATCCAATCAGCGAGGCGGCCTCATTTTTTCATTATTGGGAATCGATGAATTGGACACGAAAGGGCGGTAAAATTCAAAAGTGGAAAAGTGCCGCCCAACAATGGATGATGAAATCAGAACCAGAAAAACCAAATCAATCAACACAACCAACACAAAAAAGATTTAATATCGCGGACTATGAATGACAATATCGAGGATTACATATTAGGACAATTATTGTATTACACACACACCCAGGCGTTATTGCCACGCATCAAACCCAATTGGTTTGAAAGCCCGTTACACAAACACATTATCGAAAAGATGATTGAAAAGTATTTCAACAACGATCCAATCGATTATTTGAGTTTATCCAAAGGATTAACCCGTGAGCAAGTGCAATGGATGGTTAGGGTTGGGAACGATGTTTACACCACACCCAATGTAAGTTCCTATTTGCCATTGTTGGAACAAAAATACCTTCGCAAACAATTTATCGCGGAGATTGAAAAGTTGGATTTTGCCGTGCCATTGTCAAAACTAATCGAGCAAACGCAAACCATTATCGACAACACCCAATTCACCACGATACACGACCCCGTTTCAATTCACAAGGTAAGTGCCAAGGCATTGGACAACATCACAGATGCAATATCACGAGGTGAAAGCATCACGGGTAAACCAACGGGGTGGAAGTCATTGGATAGAATCTTGGGTGGATGGAACGCGGGTGATTTGATTGTCATGGCTGCACGACCTGGGATGGGTAAAACGGCCTTGGCGTTATCGCTAATCTATGAATTTGGAAAGTTGGGTGGTAAGGGGTTAATCATCAGTTTGGAGATGAGTGCAGAGCAATTGGCAAAGCGTTACTTTTCATTAATCACGGACATAGTGAATTGGAAGATACGCAACGCGACATTAAAGGAACACGAGGTAATCCAATTGTGCGAATCGGTAACCAAAAGCAATGTTGAGTTTTTTGTGGATGAAGAACCCAACGCATCCATTCAGCAAATCAAATCAAAGGCCAAGATACACAAAGCAAAACATGGGTTGGATTTATTGGTGATTGATTACATTCAGTTGATGAAGGGATCGAAGCAAAATCGCGAACAAGAGATTGCCGAGATATCGCGTGGATTAAAATTGTTGGCAAAAGAATTAAACATCACGGTGATTGTGTTAGCCCAGTTATCACGAAAGCCAGAGGATAGGGCAGACAAACGCCCAATGTTGAGTGACATCCGTGAATCGGGGAGTATAGAACAAGATGCCGATGTGGTTATGTTTCCTTTTAGACCCGCGAAATATGAGCAGATGCAACCCGAAATTGAAGACGCGGAATTAATAATTGCAAAGAACCGCCACGGGGAATGTAGCATTATCCCAACGACATATATTGGCAACCGAACTTTGTACAAAGAAAATATCGAACCAAAAATTTCATCCCCATTTGAATTTTGAAATTAAAATAGTATTATTGTATCGACAAATATGAAAACGGATATCAAAGACACGGTGAAGGCATTGATGATGCAGTACACCGACTTCAAGGACAACGACAATCAATTGGTTGCGTGGATTTGGAAACTCGAATTGGAAGCATTGGGCTATCCATCTACAAACACCCCCGCATCAAACTTTTTCAAAATGATGGCATGGGGTAAATTCACATCAAGCGAAACCATTACAAGGGTAAGGCGAAAATTACAAGAGGAATTCCCAGAGTTAAGAGGGAAGAATTACGACAAACGCCAAGCGAAGCAATCGGAGGTAAAAAAGGATTTGGGATATGGACAATAAAACGGCAATAGAACAATTTGCAATTTCGCTTTATGAAAATGGATTTTTAACAGGCAATGGAGATGAAATACAAGAGTTGCTTGAACAATACAAAGAGATGCACAGGCAACAAGCCATCAAGTTGCATTATGAATACGAATTATATGTAATGATGAATGAATCAAGTGTAATGACATTTGGGCAGTTTTACAAACAAACCTACGGAGGAGGTGAGCAATGACCCTTGACTTAAACAAACTTGAAAACAAACTTGATGAAGCATTAAACAATGAAACAAGCGAAACACTAAACAAATTTTTAAACGATAAAAGA